ATGGCCATCCATGAGGAGGCCTTCGATTCTCGACCAGGTGAGTCGATGACCCGGGCACTCGCTTGGGGTGTAGGTCGCGCTCGCCGCATTGCTGTGGAGGGTGTATCTGCTGCTGATCGTCTCGCCGCATTGAGGTAGAGGGGAGAGGGTTACAGCTGGGTGGAGTACTTTTGTACTCCTGCGTTATGAGCTGGTGCCGGGGCGTGCGCAGGCGTTGTCGGCCATTGCCCGGCATTCGACCTGGCGCGGGCCGTCAAATTTGCCGCAGTCGGCATGTGTACACTCGTTGCAGCGAAGCGGGTCAGGTAGTGCGCTCGGCTCTGCGCTGGCGGATAGCGATTTGACCCTTGCGGCGAGGTCGGCGGGAAGATCGAAGTCAACGCCGGACGAATGCCGTTTGTTGATATCCCGCAGGAGCGCATCCGACTCGGCCAGCTGGGCGCGCAAGGTGGCGATCTCCATTCTCGCAGCCCGTAGTTCAGTGCTATGAAGATCAAGCAGCCTGGAGCCCGTGAGAGGCGCTGCACCTGACCCTAAAACCCGAGCCTCAATTGACGCCCAAGCAAGCTCATACTCGGGCCAGTCGCTTTCGATCACTAGAAACTGCCGAGCCGGGGCGCCGGCGGCTAACATCCGATCATGGACGAGCCGGGAGGCTTTCGAGAACTCGAGGCGCTGCTTGCCTGGAATTCTACCCAGGTCGCTGCGCTTGATGACGATGTATCGGTCTTCGCGATGGAGCACGCTGACCATCTCTTTGTTGCTGGATCGGTTTTCTGTGGGCATGGGGTACCTCCCCGTCATGCGGCTTCAGCTTGGGATGAGGTGGTGCGCCACGGGTCGTTTGCCCGGGCGAGGGCAGCCATTGGCGGCGGGCTCACACTGTTGCCACACATGTGCACCTGCTCGGTTTTGGTGAATCGCTTGCCGTCGGCGCCCTTGTCGATGATGTAGCCGGCCGGGAAGCCCTGGGCGCGGTACAGTTCATGCGGCTGCAGCATGCGCAGGCAGATGTCGACGATCACGTAGGGCGTGCCCTTCACAAACACCGTCACCAGGCCCAAGCGGTCCTTGGTGGTGATCGTCGGCGCTGGTGCATCTGCTGCGCTGGTGTTCTCGGTGCCGTAGTAGCTGATCAGGAATGCGGCGACGCGCAGGGCGCCTTCCTCATGTTCAGGCGAAAGCTTGTACTCGACCAGGGCGTGATGCTCGGCGCCGGCGGTCATTGTCGGCACCAGGTCGTCTACCGGGCGGCCTACGCAGTTGCGCCGGAGCGTGGCCAGGCTGGCCGTCACTAGGCGCTGCTGGCTGCCGGTGTTGGTGACCGTGGTCAGTGGCTCGTCCGCGCCCTTGGCTGGCGTGGTGTTGAACCCACCGTTCGCCTGCTCAATGAAGGCGGTGCAGACGCCCATGGCGTGCGCAGCACCTGCCGGCCGCTTGTAGTTGCCGCCGCTGGTGATGGTCGGCACCGGTTCGGTTACCGATGTGCCCTCGCTATTGAAGCGGAACTTCACCAGGTGCGCCGCAGCGAGCGCGTGCTTCACGCCGCCGGCTACGACAGTGCCCAGCGGCTGGTCTAGCCCGGGAACGCGCGGCTGCTGCCCGTTTCGCTCGCCGTAGCCGGTTTGGACCAGGGTAGGGCTCGCCATAGCGAACGACCCGCCTCGCGGCCAGGATGTGACGGTGCGTAGCGGCTCGTCGGCAGATTGGGCCAGCTCACCCGACCAGTTCGCGATCGGCACGATGAAGGGCTGCGGGTTGTCCAGCACAAACTTCTTCATGCCCTTGGCCACGCGCCGCAGCGTTGCGGCTGCCAGTTCCTTCTTGCGACCGAAGATGCTCTTGCTCGGTACGCTCCAGTCGATGCAGTCGGCTGCCGTGCGCCACTTCTGCTGGCCCTTGGCTGGGTGCTTGGCGTGGGTAGGCTCAGGCCACACGATTGGCTGGCCGTCGCAGCGAGCGATCATGAATAGGCGTTCGCGGCTGGTAGGCGCGCCGAAGTCACAGGCCTTGATGATGCGCCATTCCACCTGGTAGCCCATGCCTTCAAGCAACTGCACGAAACGACGCCAGGTGATGCCGCGGCGCTTCGGGTCTGGCACGAGGAACTGCTGCTGCACCGGAACGCGCTCGCCAATTGCAGCCACGGTGCCGTCCAGCTTCATCACCCGGCCGGTGGCCTTGTCGCGCTTGGCGATCAGCGGCCCCCATTGCAGGATCTGCTTCACATTCTCCAGGCTGATCACCCGCGGGCGTTTCTTGCCGGCCCACTTCAGGCCGATCCACGACAGGTTGCGGATCTCGCGCTTGCGCGGTTGCCCGCCGGCGGCCTGGCTGTGGTGGGTGCAGTCGGGACTCATGTGGAACCAACCCACCGGCCGGCCCTGACATTCCTCGTCAGGGTCACCCTCGAACACGTCAGTGGTGAAGTGACGCGCTGCAGGGTGGTTGGCGGTGTGCATGCTGATGGCCGCCGGGCTGTGGTTCTTGGCCACCGTTACCGGCCGGCCCAGGCCCATCTCCAGCCCGGTACCGGCGCCGCCACCACCGCAGAAGAAGTCCACCACGATTTCATCGTCTTGCGGATCGAAGCCAAGGCCGTACTGGGTTTTGAAGTCGAGCGGGTTCTTTTTCTGAAATGCAGACATGGGCGGTCCTCGCCGGGGAGGCGTTATCGTTGAATAGGGGAAGGCGCTGGCGGGCAGCGCCGAATTGGACTATTGCTTCCCTCTCGGCCAATCCACTCAAGGAGCGTGAGATGAAGCGACTAATGATTTGTGCTTTGCTGGCTGCATCGGCTGCCGCTCAGGCTGGCATTCCACTGGTGAACGCCACGTGCCCAGGAAACATCGAGGTTCACGCCGACAAGGGCGGCCCCATCTACATCAATGGCAAGGAAGGGAAGCTGAAGAAGTTCAACGATAACTACTTCGAGGCCAAGGGCAGCGGGTTGACTATCTCGCTCTCGATCAATCCGGACGGCTCGCCTGATGTCTCGTATACCGGGAAGAACCGGGCCAACGGGATTTGCCAAGTGAAAAGCGAAGGCTCCTGAGGCGCTGACGAGCAGAGCGGATGGTTATGCCCGGCGAACCTTGAAGCCGAACATGCACTCGATGTCGTGGTACTCGCACCGCTCGTAGGCCTTGTACTTGGCCTGCGAGGGCGTGCTGGCGAATACATCGACGATGATTCGATTGGTGATGTCCCACCAGTCCCATCCGGCCACCAGCACTTGGTAGCGCTTCAGGGGCAGCTTCTCAGCCATCTCGCCGTACCGCATTTCCCAGGTGGGGTGGTAGTTTCGGATGCGCTTCTTCGGGTCATTGTCGAGGATGACGCCGATGTAGTGGCCACGATCGGCCATGATGACGCCTGGCTCGCCGTTGGCGATCACCCGGCGCCCGATCTCTGCCGGCACGTCGTAGTGGCGGCGGACGTAGTCGCAGTCGTAGTTGCTCATGGCTTTCTCCATGCATGCGCCGCCCTCCGTGGCCGGATGCGGCATGGTGGCAATTTGGTTTGGGATGGGGTATTACGGGTGACCGGCATGGGGCCGGGTCAAGGAAGTCATATGCCAATCACAATTACATTCGACATAGAAAATGCATCGGTCAGAGACTCTAACGATCGCAACCGAATTTACGCGGCCTTCGAAAGGCTCGGGTGGGAGAACATCGGTGGCTCTGCTTGGCGCTACCCAGCGCTGGGTAGCGAGAACCCTTCCGAGGATTGGTTCAACCACGTGATTCCTGCAATGATGTACTTCCGGAGCATGGTTGAGCACGCTGGCTTGAACGTCACGACATTCACCGTGGATGCTCACTCTGAAGCCGGATTCCGTGGTAAGCAGCAGCCAAACATTGGTGCTGCAATCCAGCCCGCCGCTCGAATCGAGATGTATGAGAGTGGCGCGGATAAGCTGTCTGAAGAGAGGTTGCGCCGCTTCATCAGTGATGCTGCAAATAGCTTGAATTGATTCATATCGCCGGCCTGATTACCTCATCGCCAGGATCCTGCTGAATCATCAGCATGCTCTTCCGGTCGAATGCCAGGGCCAGGCGGGGCGAGATGCTGATCTCGTGACGCGGCGGGGTTAGAAACTTCGCCGCATGTAGCCTGCCCAGTGCGTGGATGCCGTGGATCAGTGCCTCGATCATCTGGCTGTATGTGGCGTCGCCCCAGCCGCATATCGCACGCAGGTGCTGGCCGGTTCGCTTCCTGGCTGCCAGACGCAGAGGTTCAGTACGCGCCACAGATCGGTGAGCTTCGATTTCGTGGCGCGCGATCCTGAACAGCGCGTGATGCCCGAGCGCTTCGATGTGATGAATCATCAGCGTCATCGCCTCGCCCTGTTCCTCGATCCCTGCCCACTCCATCAGTTCCAGCAGGGCCTTTTTAGTCCCTGGTCGAACCTTCAAGCGCAGGTCTTCTTCCTGTAGGCGCTCGGCCTTGGCCCTGCGCTTCTCGTCGCGTTCCTTGGGCGACATTGCCATACGGCACCTCCATGATTCCGCTGGGCGGGATGTGTATGTGCAGCTGGCGGCGACGCTGCTGCGTGAGTTTCTGGATGCGTCTCATGGGTGGCACACCTCAATTGGTGTCTTCTTCGTCGAGCCAGACGGCATGACTACCAGTAGGCGATTGTTTCCTCGGTACACGCCCCAAGGCTGACCAGTTGATCTGGCCATGGCCGCCGCGTACTTCACGGCGGGCACAGGCTGAGACATGGTGGCGATCATGGCCTACCCCCGATTCCGCTGGAGCGGGAAGTTAATGTCGAACTCGGCAATGATGCGCGTGAACCTGCAGTTACCGATGCCCAGCTCCAAAGTCACGCCCCACCGGGACTTGCCGGCATCACGCAGGGCAATGATCTTGTCGGCGATGTCACGATCCTCCTGGCTCGGTTCGGCCTTTGCCTTTGCCTTCGCCGGTCTGGCCGGCTTCGGCGGGCTGAAGAACTTGAATCCTCCCCGCGCCGCTACGCCCCAAAGAGCGGTCTTGGTTTCACCTAGGAGTTCTGCCACCTCGCCACAGGTCATGGTCTTGGCAAGCTCGGCTACCTGCGCAGTGCGAGCCTTGGCGCGGGTTTGTTGAGGGTGTTCCTTTGCGGGCCGAACTGGCTTGACCCGCTTTGGCTTCGGCTCAGGGTGATGACGCTGCCGGAAGGGCACGTACTGGAAGCCCTCAAGCACAATGATCTGACCGCCAGACGCGAAGAAGTCCGCTTTTGCGGCCTCCAGGTCGATAGATGGGTTCATGCTGCCTCCTTCATCCGTTCGCGCATCTCCTTCTCCAGGTCGCTGAGCTCTTCCAGAAAAGCCCTGATCTCGGACTCCATTTCGCGGATGCGCTTGAAGTCGCGCTCGAAGCGGTGGCAAACGTACTGAAGAGGCTCAGGCAAGCGGTCGTCGTAACTGACGAAGTCTGCCCAGGCCCTGCCGGTGCAGGCCATCTGGGCCAGCATCTGCCACTCGTACTGCGGGTCGTGGCGCTCAGACTGCATGGTGGCGATGTGGGTCGCAGTGTTTGGGCACTTGATCTCCAGCACGCCGTCGTCGCCTACCAGACCATCCGGTGACGCACCAAAGCCTGAAATTGTCGGGTGCATGACCAGGCCGGTTTCGACCACCATCAGGCCTTTGTCGGCCTCGTAGGCCATGCAGGCAAACGGTTCAAGCTCGACGCCGCGCTGCACGGCAGCATTGCGGGAAAGGTCGGCGCCGCCAGACTGGCCGGTGAGGCGCTCGCACAGAAGCTCCATCATGTAGTTTTTCCGGGTGGCAGACGGCGCTCCACCTCGGCCGCTCGCCATAACGTCCTTCACCCGGCTGGCGGTTACGCATCCAAGGCGTGCCGCAAACCACTCAGCGCTACGCTGCTCCATCTAACACCTCCTCAGATTCGCCTTCGATGGGCGCCGCCTCTGCCTTGATGGCGTCGGCGCGCTTGGTGACCTCGGCCTTGAAGCGGGCATGGCCGGTTGCATCCTTTGCCTGCTTCATGGCCGCAGTACCCTGCTGGTACACATCGGTCAGTGCCTCCAGGCTGCCGGCCTTCTGTGCCAATGCGATCCAACTGTTCACCATCTCGGGATCGGTTGGCGCCGACCCAGCCATGCTGGCCAGGCCTTCGCCGCCGTCGGTGTTGAGGTGGTGAATGGCCTGCTCCAGGCGCTCGGTCTTCGGCCAGTACTTGTAGCCGCGCTTGACTACGGTCTTCTTTGCCATCTCACCCCAGTCGGTCACCCAGGGGCAGGACTTCTGCTTCGAGATCCAGGCCTTCCAGGCGCTAGAGCGGTCGCGAATGGCGTTCACGTCCTCCATGCTCATGGTTTCGGTCAAGTAATCACCGTCGGCGGTCTTCACCACCACGTACACGCCGATCACCTCGCCGCGATCCTTGGCGAATGGGTTGTAGGAATGGGTCGGCGGCTTGTCGAACCCATTCAGGCTGAAAGCGTCGGCGGCGTAGACCAGTTCGGCCTGGGCCCAGCGGATGGCGCCGGTCGACATGGCCAGGTCCATCAAGCCGATATAGCTGATGTCCAAGCAGATGCGGCCGTCTCGCGGTACCAGGTAGGCCTGTTTCTTGGCCGGGTTCAGGCTGATGCCGATGGCGGCGATGTTGGTGATCGCATTGGCCACCGACTGCCGGTTCTGCATCGCGACCTTGGTGGCGTACTCGCTCGAGGTGATGACCTGGATGGCGAATTCTGCCTCGCGCTCGAAATTCAGCGAGCGGTCAGTCAGCACGTTGGCGAACTGATTCCGCTGCGCGTAAATGTCCTGCGAGATAATGGCTACTGCTTGGCTCATGGCGACCTCAGTAGGAAATCGTGATGTTCGGGATCTTGCGCTCGGCGATCAGGGTGATGGCCTGTTTGGCGCATTCCTCGGTCATGCCGCCGGCGACAAAGGCGTCCAGAGCGGCGCGGTTGATGCTGCGGCGGTGGGCAACGTCGCGCTCTCGCTGTTGCTGCTGTCGGAGAATTTCGGCGGCAGCTGCATCAGCGCGCCGACGCTCTTCCTGGCGCGCCTGCTCGGCCGCTTCCTCTTGCCGGCGGGCGGCGGCCTGGCGTTCCTGCTCCATCCGCTGCTCGGCGGCAACGCGGTCGGCCTCGGCCTGAACTCTGGCGCGCTCCGCTTGCTCGGCCTGTAGCTTCAGTTCAAGTTCGCGGCGCTCTGCGGCGGCCTGGGCCTCCAGCTCGCGGCGCTGGGCGGCCTCTCGCTCTGCCTGGGCGTTCTGCTCCGCTTCAACGCGTGCGCGTTCAGCTGCTTCCCGGGCAATGCGCTCTTCGCGCTCTTTCTGCTCGCGGGCTTCTGCCTCAGCGCGCAGCCGGGCCAGCTCGGCTTGCGCTTCCTCGAACTGCTCGCGCTTCAGCAGGGCAGCCCGCAAGGTCGTCAGAACCTTGTCCTTGGCGTTTGCCGCCTCGGCCTCGAACTCTTCCCAGTGAGCGCCGAGCTGCATGCCTTCAGCTTCGGCAATCAGGCCCTTGAGTTGCAGGGAGTTCAGATCGCCCAGGTCGTCGGCCAGCGTCTTCAGCCAGTTCAGGCGGTCGTTGTGGCGATCGATGCGGGCATCCTCGGCAGCCTGCCAGTCATCCAGAGGTTTGCGCACCTCCTTCTGCCAGGATTCAAGAATGTCCCAAACCCGCTTGCGCTCAGCATCAATGCGGGCTGGCACCTTCTTCTGCTCGGCAGACAGCTCCTTGCCCTTGTTTTCGATTGCAGTCTTGGTGCGTGCAACCTCATAGGCCATCGACGCAATTTCTTTGCGGCCTTTGACTGTTTTCAGGTCCGGTACCACTGCCAAGAACTCATCGATCTTCACGCGGATCTGCTGCAGCCAAGGCTCAAGGCCCTTTTCAGCGCTGTACACCGCCAGGGCTGTTTCCTGGGGAGGAGCGACGATCAGTTCTTTTTCTGCGGACATACGAAACTCCCGCGCCATCCATGCGGTGGGCGCTGATGTGGTGGTTACTGAGTGATGCTGCCGGCCAGTGCGCTGGCGATCATGAAGAAGGTGCAGGCGAAGAGCATGGAGAAGGAGCCGCGCCAGTAGCTCATGCTGCGTCAGCTTTGAACTGTTCGGCGCGGTCGGCAGCAAGGTCGGCTGCAATCTCTTCGGATCGAGCCCTGGCGTACTCTTGAGCCCAGGGGCGGATAAGCGCTTCTGCAACATCGTGCAGCGCTGTTGGGCGACCACTCTTGGATTGGCCTACAGCCTCGACCGCCAGGTCATACGCCTTTCGATGCACACCGCGACCGTCGGCGATGATCTCGCAAATCATCTTCTCGATCGGATACTCGCGGTTGTCGGTCAGCAGCGGAGCGATGTGCTCCTGTGCGCCCAGGTGTTCAGCCAAAGCCTCGTACAACGATTGCGGTGTGACCAGCGATACCGACTTGCCGTGGGCACGCGGCGCCGTGACATTCTCGCCACAAATCAGGGCGTTGATCGATTCGTAGAGCCAATCGGCTCCGTCGATGGTTTCCAGGAAGTCAGTCATGGCTTTTCTCCATTTCCAGGCTGCGCGCCAGGGCGCAGGCCTCGTTGTGGTTGCGGCGGAACCCACGGACTTTTCCGTCGCGGGCATCCACCACATGGAAGAATTCGCGACCCGCAGGCTTCACTTGGAAGCGGAACATGATCACTGGCATTGCACGGCCAATCAGGCTGTACATTTCCGCCGTGGCGATCACAGAGCGCTGGCGGAGCGTGGTCAGAATGTCGCGACGAGTTTGAATGCTGGGATGCATGGTCGCCTCCAGGTGGTGGGTTACTCGGTGGGTGGTGCTGGAAGTGGCATCCAGTGGGTAGGAGGGTTTTCATCGGTGAATCCGCCATCCCACGACATCCAGAAGGGTTCGATGTCTTCGTATTCAGGGCAGCGGCAAACACCGCCGCAGTCGCCTACGTGCTTCAGGAGCTCGTCGCCTACGGTGTAATGCCCCATCGTTACTCGATCCGGGATCGGCACGCCGTCGAATGTCTGGCCGACCGAAGCGAGCAGCACCTCAGTTCCGTCTAGCGGCGCCGAGGCAATCGGCTGCCAGTGATGGCAGAAATCAGCAGTCGCCTGTTCCCGCGTATCTCTGAGCGGCGCACCTGCAACTTCGCGAGCCACGTAACCGGTCGGCCCGTCAGGTCTGAACCTGCCAACCGCGATCGAGGATGTCGCCGGGCTGTGAATGCGATGGCACTTGCTGCAAATATTCGGTTTTTCCGATTTTTTCATCTCGGCTCTCCTTGGATTTCCAATGCCGCCTCATAGAAGCGGCATCAGTAAATCTGTGGTCTTGCTATCCGCCCCATGCGCGTCGCCGCGGTTTCCCCACCTGGCCGGGTCACACATTTCGTGGACGGTGTTATTCCCGGCTGGCTTGCATGGTTTGGCGTCCCTCAATGCATGAGGTCCGGCAGCTATCCAGAGGCTGCATGGACGACGGTTTAGCTTTCTCACCACCGGGTTGTCCGGTACGTCGTTGGGTCACGTCTGGTTGTGTAAAGAGCTGTCGGCTTGAGGGCCTCCCGAGGGGCTGTGTAGCGCCGCCCGGTGATGTGAACATTAGGCATTCCTTCTTTTCACGTCAATAGGTATTCCTAACTTTTTTTCATGCGGGCACAAAAAAGCCCGCGCTAGGCGGGCTGCAAATGGCGAAATTTCTACTTGGAGAATTTTACCTCGGTGGCCAGGGCCTCTTTTGCGGCCTGGTACTCAGATTTTGCCCGATGGTCAGGGATTCGGTATGGGCTCATGGAAGAGAGGTAGGCAGACCACTTCGCGTACAGGTCTTTACTCAGCTCCATTTGTTTGGCTGATACCTTGGCCGCTTTCAGGCGAGTTACGGCCTCGTTGCCCTGGGCGTGGGCGAATTTCACGCATTCCATGAATGAGTTGGTGTATTCGGTTTGCAGGTCGCGCAAGCCATATCGAACAGCGTCGCGCCCCAGCATTGCCTCCAGATCGCACTGGAATGCCGGCATATCGAGCTGGCTGGCAAAGTTCGTTGCCTCCGGAGATTCCTTGTCATAGGCATATGGGCGCGGCTTGAAAATGTGAGGCTCTTTCTGGGTGGGAGCTGCGGCATATCCGCCGGAGCTAGGCTGAACCGGGGCGCAGCCTGCAAGAACGGTTGCGGAAATTATAAAAGCGGCCAGGGCGTTTCGCATGACTCTCTCCTTGAGGAAAGGCGTCATGCTATCACTACCCGTAAGCTGAATGACCTACAGGAACACCGATTTCGGCATCTTGCCATCAACGACGGTACCCACGATCTCCCATGCATCATCGACTGCGCGGGTAGGGTAGGCCGAATTAAGAGGCTTCAAGTAAAGCTCCCCAGCATCGCGGACCAGCTGCTTGAAGGTTGCTTCATTGGTGCTGATCATCCTGGCGACCACGAACTGCCCAGGCCTTGGCTCGATGTCAGGCGCTATCAGGATCAGGAATCCCTCTGGGAACGAAGGACTGCCAGATGAAACAGTCATTGAGTCGCCCATCACCCTAAGCCAGAAAGCATCCTCCCCAGCCCAAACGTCAGAAGTGTGCTGAGGGCATAGCGCAACGTTACCCATCTCAACCGCCTCCCTTGCGGTGCCTGCCTGCACCCAGCTTATCTCTGGGTAGGAGAATGACCTGGTGGGTTGCAGTGCTGCCTCCACGTTGGAGCCTTCAGCTAATCCCGTGCTCTTGCGAATAGGGCCACGTCCTGTGGCAAGCCACTTAGGAGCTACCCCAAGGAACTCCGCAGCAAGCAAGAGATTCTGCCCTTCGATGGTTTTGGTTTTTCCTGACAGCCAATCATTCACGGAGGGCGGCTTGATACCGCACGCCCGCGCCAATGCGGCCTGCGAGATTTTCGGAGGCCCGGCCATGATTTGCCGCAATCGATCTTGGAGTGTGCTCATTAGGGGAGCCTAACAGCTTGCATCTAAGGTATTCCTATTGACCTGAATAAAAGGTATGCCTAATATCTCTACCTAAGATTCCAGCCGGAGAGACCAGGCATGAACCCCAGCGCAATTATCGACGCTCTGGGCGGGACATTTCGCGTAGCCGAGCTGTGCGAGGTGCGCCCGCCATCGGTTAGCGATTGGAAAAAGCACGGCATTCCTCGTGCCCGAATGATGTTCCTGCGCGTAGCTCGACCGGACGTATTTAAGGCCCTGGAGGAAGAAGCCCAGGAAGAAGCTTCCCAGCCCAGCGCTAGCGCAAAGAAAACCGCTGCTTAACCACTTTCAACCACAAAGGAACCAACCGTGTCGTACTTCGACCCCGACCACCTGCACAACAAGCCCACCAAGGTTCGCTTGGATGAGGCTGCCGACGATCTGCTGTCGGCGATGGCTCGATTCAAGCGCACCCAAAAGGCCGTGCTCGCCAGGGAAATTCTGGAGCGCGGTCTCGACCAAATGATGCAAGAGCTTAACGCGAAGACTGACGTGGCCTGAAGTAGCCGAGGAGGCCCTGTGCCAGAAAGCAAAGAGCTGGAGATCCAGCTCGACGGGAAGGGCAATTCGGATCTGGCGCATCTAGCCAGGCAGAAGGGCTTAACCCCTGAGCAACTGGCGGCACGAATCATCAATGAGGCTCTCGACCGAATGACGAGAACAGAGCCTGGCCGAAGCAACGTTCGGTCGTTTCGCAAGGGCTTATAAGCCCCTGAGGGACTCATGAGGAACTGCCGTTGAAAGCACCACCACCACCCCAAAACGCAGGTGCAAAAAAACCGGGTGGCCGCCCGGTTCTTTGTACTGCATTCGTAACGCTTCTGTGAGGTCATTTTATATGCACCAGACCATCCAAAGCAATACCGTGGCCCTCGCGCCACAAAATGCGAACCACGATTTCGTGGCGCGCACAGTAAACCTGTTCAACTTCGAAGGCTTCGATGTTCGCGTAGTGCTCATCGACGGAGAGCCCTGGTTCTCTGCCAGGGATGTGGCGGAAGGCCTCGGCTATTCCAATCCACAGAAAGCAGTGCGCGACCACTGCAAAAGCCCCCGCCCAGTGGGGGTGAACGATTCGTTCACCCTTGGCCCGTCGGCAAACATCATCCCCGAGCGTGACGTCTACCGGCTGGTGATGCGCTCCAAGATGCCTCAAGCCGAACGCTTTGAGGAATGGGTGGTGAGCGAAGTGCTGCCCAGCATCCGCAAAACGGGTGGCTATACCGCCCCCGCCCAGCCCGCCGACCTCAGCAAGCTGGAAATCCTCCAAATGGCCCTGGAGTCGGAGAAAGCCCGGGTCCTGCTCACCGTCCAAGTCGAGGCCCAGGCCAAGAAGATCGACCACCTGGAAAACCTGTTCAAGGAAGGCATGAGCCATGTCCAGTTCTGCAAGGGCCTCAATGGGGTCAACGTGATGCAGGTCGGTCACTTCCTCGAAGGCCGAAACTGGCTCTACAACGAGAGCAAGTCCGGCACCCGCTACCGCGTCGCTGCTTACGCCCGCGACAAGTACATGACCGAGCACCAGCAGGAAATCACCCCGCACGGGAAAGAGGCGTTCATCAGCTACACGCCGATCCTGCTGCGCAAGGGCGCCGTACGCCTGTACGAGCTGTACCTGGCCGGCGAGCTGCCCATGAAGAAGAACTGGGACGGCCTGTACGCCCATGACAAGGCCGTGCGAGGTGCAGCATGACTCCTGAGGATATCCAAAAAATTCGCCAGATTTTCGAAAGCATCTGCGCAGAAAAGATGGAGTTCTTGCATCGAGCGCACAGGGCTGAGAGGGCATCGGTTATCTGGAAAGCTTTTGCGCTCACAGGCTGGTCGATTTTAGGAATGTCTCTGTTGCTTGGAGTACTGCCATGAGCATGGAATTGATGGTCAAGGCCATGAAGACCAAGGTCGGCAATCCCCTGCGCAAGCTGGTGCTGATCAAGCTGGCCGATAACGCGAATGACATGGGCGAATGCTGGCCTTCGTACCAGCACATCGCGGACCAATGCGAGATCGGCCGCTCGACCGTGAAGGTTCACATCCGCGAGTTGGAGAAGTCCGGGCTACTGCGCCGGGAGTTCCGCCGCAAGGGTGAACTGAACCAGTCGAACGTGTTTCACCTGGCGCTGAATGGTGGGGCAGCTCCTGCCCTAGGGGGTGGGGCAGGAGATAACCCACCTGGGGCAGGAGATAACCCAGGGGGTGGGGCAGGAGCTGCCCCCAGAACCAGTCACTCTTTTGAACCAGTCACTGAACCAGTAGAGCAGACGGTCGCTGCCGCTCCCTCGGCGAAGAAAAAGGCTCTGAAATTCGACCCGATGACCGCCAAGCCATCCAACGTCAGTGACCAGGCCTGGGCCGACTGGTGCCAGCACCGCCGCGAGATCCGCAAGCCGCTGACCAAGACCTCATGCGAGCGGCAGGCCGCCCAGCTGGCCAAGCACCACGCGCCCGACGCTGTGATCAACCAGTCGATCAGCAACGGCTGGACCGGCCTGTTCCCGGAGAAGGTGTTGCCAGGTACTCAGGCGAACGGCAGTAGCCGCCACCACGGCTTCAACGACAAGGACTACACCAGCGGCCTCAAGCGCCGGGAGGATGGCAGCTATGCGCTCTGAGAAAGTCACCCCGATCAACCAGTCATCCCTTGTTGATCGCATCCAGCCAGCCGAGTGCGAGAAGCACGGCCCCTTCGAGCAGAAGGTCACCATGCTGCTGGGCAAGGCTCTGCGCAGCCACTGCCCTGAATGCGCTCGCATTGCCAAGGAAGAGCGAGAGGCCCGCGCAGAGGCCGAGCAGGCCCTGAACGTGCGCCTGGCGATCTCCCGCAAGCTGGGAGACTCGCTGATCCCGAAACGCTTCGCGGATCGCTCCCTGGCGAACTACAGGGCAGAACACAAGGGCCAGGCCGAGGCGCTGCGCTTCTGCCGGCACTACGTGAAGACCTTCGACCAGATCGCGGAGAACGGCCGCTGCATGGTGCTGCTGGGCAAGCCTGGCACCGGCAAGACCCACCTGGGCGCCGGCATGGCCAACGACCTGATGCGCACCACCTCGCATTCGGCCGTGTACCGCACTGTTGGCTCGATCCTGCAGGCGATCCGCGCCACCTACGACCGCTCCAGCGAGGCGACCGAGGCGAGCATCCTGGCCAGCCTCATTGAGCCATCCCTGCTGGTGCTGGACGAGGTGGGCGTGAGCAAGGAGCAGCCCAGCGACTTCGAGCTGACGACCCTGTTCGCGATCATCAACGGCCGGTACGAGCAGGTGAAGCCAACGGTGGTCATTTCCAACCTGGATGGCAGCCAGCTTCCAATGGCCATGGGCGAGCGCTGCGTCGACCGCCTGCGCGAGGGCGGAATGATCGTGGTTCCGTTCGAGTGGGAATCGCACCGCGGCAAGGAGGGCGTCTGAATGTGCATCTGGTTTGAAGTGACACCGCTCCAAGGGAATCCCGAGGAGGTCGACAACGCCACGCAGATGGCGGCCATCGCTGGGTGCGAGGTATCGGACCTGCCGACCATCAGCGGTTCAGCCATGCAGGAAAACGACTGCCTGTGCGATTTCGACGCCGAGGCCTTCGGGAAGAAGTTCGGTTTCAGGCTGGAGGAGGGTGAAACCACCTTCGATCACTACCTGGTTCAGGAGGCTCGTCCATGACCCCAGCACAGGAAAAGGCCGTGGCCGATTTGCGCCGCCTCGGATTCAAGGTAGTCGTCGACGCACGCGAAGTGGTTCGCGTAACCAAGGGCGCAGACCGCCGTGTCGTGATGGCCGATGGCAGCCAGAAGCGCGGGTATCACGTTGAGTTTGAGCGCGCCGGGCAGCCGGCCGGGGAGGGGGTGTGATGAATTCCCTGTGGCTGGCCTTCGTGTTTGCGTTTTACGCGCTCGGCGGATGGGTTGGCGCTCACGAGAGCATCAAGAACGACTGCGACCGCATCGGCGGCTTCTACATCGGCAACACGATCTACAACTGCACCATCGGGAGGGCCAGGCCATGACCGAGAAGATCAGCGTCAACAGCCAGGCCAAGCTATCCGAGGCCGTGACCATGCTCACCCGCATGTACCGCGACAAGAAGTTCGTCTTGGTCAGCATGCGTCCGGGCAAGGACCGCACCCTGGACCAGAACGCTCTGTGGTTCGCAATGTACGACCGGATCGCCAAGAGCACCGAAATGGGCGGCATTGAGGATGTGCGCCGGTACTGCAAGCTGCACTTCGGCGTGCCGATTATGCGCGCCAGCTGCGACGAGTTTCGCACTGGCTGGGCCGAGTCGTTCATCCACCTTCCGTATGAGGTGAAGCTTCGCCTGATGGGGCCGTGCGCGATGTTCGGGCCGGATGGTTTCCCGGTGACTCGGCTGTTCGACCGGGCCCAGGGTTGCCAGTACACCGACAGAATCGTGAACGAGTTCGCGCCGCAGGGTGTGGTGTTCAGTGACCTGCTGAGCGAGGAGGCGGCATGAGCCATCAATTCAAGCCGGGGGACCTGGCGCTGATCGTCGGAGCCTTCTACGTAACAAGCAACATCGGCCAGGTGTGCGAACTGATCGAGCATCTTCCCAATGATTCCATCAGCAATTGGGTTGATCCCAGCGATGGATGCCGCATCCAAAACGCCGCAGGCGCTCCAGCATGGCTTGTCACCGGCGATGGCTTGGCGTCGTGGTGCGGGGGTATCCGATGGGTTCTTGTCGTCGAACGCCATTTGATGCCCCTGCGCGGCGACTTCGCTCCCGAGCAGCAGAAAGCCAAGGAGGCCGAACCATGCGCGTAGCCGAGATAAAACCGAAGAAGTGCAAGGCGCCAGGTTGCGGCAAGCACTTCAAGCCGACTATGACCACGCAGAAGGTGTGCAGCATCGCCTGTGCCAAGGCCATGGCCAAAGACCCGAAGCTGCAGAAGATCGCGGCCAAGGCCATCACCAAGCAGGCACGCCAGGACTTGCAAGAGCGCCGGGAGAAACTGAAAACCCGCCGCGAGCACATGGCTGAGGCGCAGACGGCTTTCAATGCGTACATCCGCGAGCGTGATGCCGGCCTGCCGTGCATCAGCTGCGACTCGAACCCGAGCGACCACGACCTCATCACCGGCAGCCGCTGGGACGCAGGGCATTACCGGTCGGTGGGAGCATGCCCTGAGTTGCGGTTTGAACCGCTCAACGTCCACCGCCAGTGCGTGAAGTGCAACCGAAACCTGTCGGGTAACGCGATCGAGTACCGCATCCGGTTGGTGAAGCGCATCGGCGCCGAAGCCGTTGAATTCCTCGAAGGGCCTCATAAGCCCCAGCGCCTGACCATCGAAGACCTGCAGGCCATCAAGGCCCTGTACCGGCAAAAGCTCAAAGACCTGCGGAGGGCAGCAGCATGATCTGGACCATCACAGACACGGCCGGCGTGCTGCTCCTCGCTATGGCCATCGTTTCGTCCTGGTGCGCTATGCGCGCCAACAGTATCCAAACCCGCCGCAAGAAGGAGAACGCACAGTGAGCTATCAGAACGTGGTATCGGCAGTCGTTCGCGCGCTGGCGGCCGAGACGATCAACAGCGCCGGCGGTTGCAGCATCGAGCCCCGAGTGCAGGCAGGCAAGCTGAAGGGGGAAATCTCCGGGAAGGATGCAGCATTGCTGGCCGACTCTATCGTGCACCGGCTGCTCCATGCCCAGCTTTCCCCGCGGCACTGGAACGCGCTGGTGGCGAAGTACAGCACGCACAAGGGGCGCAAGATCGATTCCATAGCTCGCTTGGTTGCCATTGTGCCGACACCGGCGCCGAAGCGGTTCACCCAGCAGGCCGTGCTGGTCTGGGCTGTTCCGCAGCAAACGAAGGGCATTCAGCGCAAGGTGTCCCAGTTCAAGGCGCCTGACCCTCGCGAAAACGAACGGGATGGACAGTGGGATTGGCGAAACAAGGCTGCTGCTGCCGCCGCTGAGCGCGCCAACAAGCAAGCCCGGGCTGTGGCCGAGGTGAAGCCGGGGGAGATGATCGTCCTGGCCGAGTCGAACTACGACATGACCAACTGGGATTCCCAGGGCCTGACCGAGCGCACTTACCAGCGCTGGAATCGGGCCATCAAGGGCGCTCTGGAATCGCTGGTGAATGAGGCGTTGGTCGAGGCTCAGCACATGCTCGAAGCGATTGGCGTGCTATTCGACGAGGCCGCGTGAAAAGGTTCTCAAAAGGGCTTGCAATATCATGTCGCCATGTCGTAAATTTGCCACATCCTGTCATTCCTGCACGCGTTGAGGAGTGGCGAATGGCTTCGGGGGGCGAACGGTTCGATTCCGGCAGCTCTCACGGCTACCCAGATGGCATTGCTGTTTGTTTTGGCGGTCTTCATGGCCGTGCTTTCCACAACACCAGAAGTGCTGACCGCGACAGTTATTTCGCTCGCGGATGAGGGTAGTAAGATGACCGAGATTCCAAGCTTCACCATGCTTTTTTTCAAGCCTGTTGCAATCGTGGTATCCGCCATCTGGTGTAGCTGCATCGCTGCTGGTGCAGTTCCCCGCTCCATTTGAGGTCTGGTGACCTCGGTAAACCCGGCCACCGTGCCGGGTTTTTTATTGCCCGAAGAGGGCCTCAAGAGTCCCGGCCAAGTGCCGGGATTTTTGTTCCAGCGAGAAACGCAACTGCAGCCAGGGCAGACGCTCACGGGACAGCCAGGACACTGCTAGCCGGTAGTGTGGTGTACGGAAAAACACCGGCTGCCCGCGCACCCATGCAACGAGTGACCATGGGTGGAGCGAGATCGGATCGGCGAGACCAGTGCAGTAGGGGGCTGGCGTCGGGATGGGCTTCGGCGGACAGGCGGGGAGAGACCCACACAAAGCGGGCAAGCAGAAGGTTTGCCGTCAGACTTCCAAGCTGAGAAGAGAAGGGTTCGACTCCCTCTGCCCGCTCCAAACTCAAGCCCCAGCAGCGAACGAATGGACACCTACGACCTGAAGGCGTAGGCCGAACTTCGCCAGTGCCGCTTCGATACTTTCTAGCTTCGAAGCATGCTCGAAATCGACCAGGCGCCCGGCGGCAGTTGGTGAGATTCCGAGCATAGCTGCCAGATCCGCCCGAGACTTTCCGGTGATTACGAGCTGATTCCACAGGATCGCCTTCGCAACTACTACGCCAGGAAGCCGGACGTAGTGGTCGCCTTCTCCAGATGAGTGCGGAATAGCTCGCCCCTGATCCACATAGATCGAAAGGGCAAGCTCGATGCCGTCCGCCGCGTTCTTTAGCAACTCTTCCAGCGTATCCCCGACGCTATGAGCCTCAGGGATATCTGGGCAGGATGACCAGAGATGGTCGTTCTCTTCGTGTGCAACGATTTTGTAGTCGTACATGGATCCTCTCTTTGGGATGACTTGTTTCGAGATCAGGTTGAAGGGCCTCACTTGAGGCCCAGTTGCTTGATGATTTCCTTCCTGAGTCCTTCGCCTATCTCTTTGGCTCCGTGGCTCGGGAAGATCGTTTGGCGGTCCTTGTAGCGAATCTTGAAGTGGCTTCCTTTGCCTGACTTCGAGAATTCGACCCCCTGGGCCTCCAACCACCTCCTGAACTCGCTGTACTTCATCAACCCTCCGTTGTGTGTTGATGGGTTCATCATATAAACATAAGTGTTCAGTGTAAACACAAATGTTAATTTAATTTGTTGCACTGAGGATTTGAAATGGCCGAACCAGCAAGCACGACTGCCGGCGTCCTGCTGGTGAAGTACGGCGTGATCATTGGCGGCTTCGCGGGGGCGATCCTCTCGCTGACCTTCCTGCGCGGCCTCACCCGGGGCCAGGCGGTCGCAGCCTTCTTCACCGGTTTCACCTCGGCAGTTTTCTGCACCCCGTTGGCAATTAGTTTCTTCAAGCTTGAAGCCGGCGGAGAAACCCAATACGGCGTGGCCTTTCTGATAGGCCTTCTGGCAATGAACATCATCCCGGTGCTGAAGTCGCTCGTGGGTCAGTTCGGAGCCAAGGGAGCTACCTGATGAGCTCGACCCTGATTTCAGTCCTGATCGGCGCCAATGCCTTCCTGAGCGTGCTGGTGGTGATCGCTGCGTGCGACTACCTGCGCCGGATCAGGCCAATGGATGCGCCACTGCTGGCCATCGCGTTCTACCTGGTGGCCATCGGCGCGTTCGGCTCGTTCGTCCTGGCCATGAACGGCCACGTGCCCACCCTGTACGGCGTGATCCTCAAGCTGGGGATCGTGCTGTACGCGGTTGCCCGGCGCGGCCATGTATTCCAGCCAGGGTAGCGCGCCACAAAATCGAGGTGCGCGGTTTCGTGGCGCGAGGGTAGTCCCATGGCATCGGTAACAGCACGTATCGTTTGCCGCCATCGCTGGTGGCTCAAGTTCTACCTGGCCGGCGTCCTCGCCATTGCGCAACTGACCGGGCGTGACCCATGCCCTGAGCGCGTCAGCTACTGGGCACGGCGCGGCATCAAGATCGAGGTTCACCCTGAATGAGTAACGTCACCCGCATTCGCCATGAGCTGCCGGTGAGCATGGATATCGTTCATGCGGTGGCCGAGTTCGATGCCGCCCTGGTGAAAGCGATTGATGCCGCCAAGGAAGCGGGGCTTCCGCAGGGGTTGCTGGTTGGCCTGTTGCACGGTCATGCGCACGCCGAGACGCACAGGATGGTGATCACGTGAGGATCTGCTATTGGCTAAGTGCACCTTTCGCAAAATCGACCGCGGCAGTAATAGCTGCTCTTGCTTGAGGGCTATTTCTCCAGCACGTAGATCCCAATACGGCAGATGCTCGCGCCAAGATGTCGGTAACATCGGCTCTGCCCAGTTCGGCTAATGATTCGATACCCATCTGCTCAAGTCTGACGATGACCGTCGGGCCTACGCCCTTGAGTTCCAATAGTGCAGCACGTTCCTTCGGTGGAAATGGCATCAGTGAAATCCCTATCTGATCAATGGTGCTCTGCAAGATTGCCTCATGTTGATAGTCGGTGCCACAAGCGGCTGGAGGCTAAGCACTTTGGCTAGACCACTTCCACCGGCCGACCTGCTCGAATCCCTGTGGCTGACATTACGTCCCGCGCCTGAGGTGTGGGATTGGATACAGCGCGAGATCCTCGCCACCACTGGCAGCATCCACAACGACGAGCACGCCCATCTGATCGACGCCAACATCGGAGTACTGTGGGCATCGTCCGGGTTCGCCAAGCAGGGAAGGGTAGTTCTCGGCCAAGCTGAGCAACTGATGTTCCGTGCAGGTGGTTGGCAGAAGGCCCGGCAAGAGCAGCAGATGCGGGAGTGGTTCGCCGAAGAACCCCAGTTCCTCATCACCCTGGCCGCCGACTACTGCGCCCAGTGCACCGACGCGGAGTTCTGTGCACTGGTCGAACACGAGCTCTATCACATCGCCCAGGCGACGGATCAGTACGGTGCACCCAAGTTCACCCAAGATGGACTGCCCAAGCTTGAGATGCGGGGACACGACATCGAGGAGTTCGTCGGCGTGGTGAGGCGCTACGGTGCCAGCGAAGAAGTCCAGCAGCTGATCGACGCTGCAAGTCGGCCGCCTGAGGTGGCCAAGATCAACATTTCGAGGGCCTGCGGAACCTGCCTGCTCAAGTCGGCCTGAATCCTGACAGGTCCTGACGGATGACATTCACATGGCAGCACTACGAAGCGAGGTCAAAGCCTTCATTGTTCAGGCTCTGGCCTGCTTCGATACACCCAGTCAGGTGGTGGAGGCCGTCAAGAAAGAATTCGGGGTAGATGTCAGTCGCCAGGTTTGCGAAGGGCATGACCCAACCAAGTACGCCGGTCGCGGCCTGGCCAAGCGCTGGGTGGACATGTTCCATGCATGCCGGGAGCGGTTCACCACCGAGACGGCCGACATTCCGATCGCGCACCGCGCATACCGCCTCCGTGCGCTGGGCCGCATGGCTGAGAAGGCCGAGTCCATGAAGAACATGGCTTTGACTGCCCAGTTGCTGGAGCAGGCGGCTAAAGAGGTCGGCGACGTTTACGTGAACCGCCAGACCAAGAACGAAAATCCCCACGACAACGTGCCGCCCACCCGGGTGCAGGTCGACGTGGTGGATGCGAGGAAGCCGGATGCCGTCACTTAACGTGCCCCAGGCCAGCTTCCTGCGGATGGAGCAGAAGTTCCGCGGCTTCGTGGCCGGGTTCGGCTCCGGTAAGACCTGGGTGGGTTGCGCGGCGCTGTGCAAGCACGTCTGGGAGTGGCCTCGGATCGACTCCGGCTACTTCGCCCCGACCTACCCGCAGATCCGCGACATCTTCTTCCCGACCATCGAGGAGGTCGCCTTCGACTGGGGCCTGAAGGTCAAGACGAAGGAGAGCGACAAGGAGGTCGAGTTCTATAGCGGCGGCCAGTACCGCAGCACGACCATCTGCCGCTCGATGGAGAAGCCGCAGACCATCGTAGGATTCAAGATCGGGCACGCCCTGGTCGACGAACTCGACGTTCTGCCTGCACTGAAGGCTGAACACGCCTGGCGCAAGATCATTGCCCGGATGCGCTACAACGTGCCCGGGCTGAAGAACGGTGTAGACGTCACCACGACCCCCGAGGGATTCAAGTTCGTCTACCAGCAGTTCGTGAAGCAGCTGCGCGAGAAGCCAGCGATGCAGGGCATGTACGGCCTGGTGCAGGCCAGCACGTTCGACAACGAGCTGAACCTGCCGCCTGACTACATCCCATCCCTGATGGACTCTTACCCGGAGCAGCTGATCCTGGCCTACCTGAACGGCCAGTTCGTCAACTTGAACTCCGGATCGATCTACACCGCCTACAACCGCAAGCTGAACGGCAGCCATGAGTCGGTACAGCCCGGCGAGCCGATCTTCGTGGGCATGGACTTCAACGTCGGCAAGATGTCGGCCATCGTCCACGTCAAGCGCCTGGGCATGCCCCATGCGGTGGGCGAGATCATGAACGGCTACGACACGCCCGACATGATCCGCCAGATCAAGGAGCGCTACTGGCTGTACGCCGATGGCAACTACCACAAGTCGCGAGAGATTCTGGTGTTCCCCGACGCCTCGGGCAAAGGCCGGAAATCGGTAAATGCGAGCACGACCGACCTTGAGCTGCTGCGCCAGGCCGGGTTCACCGTGATGGCTCCAGAGGCAAACCCGCCGGTGAAGGACCGGATCAACGCAATGAACGCCATGTTCTGCAACTCGGCGGGCGAGCGCCGCTATCGCGTCAACACCGACCTCTGCCCAACCTACGCCGATTGCCTGGAGCAGCAGATCTGGGCGCCAACAGGTGAGCCAGACAAGAGCCAGGGCAACGACCACGCCAACGACGCTGGCGGCTACTTCATCCACCATGACTATCCGATCGTCAAACCAGTGATCGTGACCCAATCCTTGAGAATGTGACCATGAGCGATAACCCAAGCATCACGCTTCCCGCCGTCGACGAGATGCGTGGGTACTGGGCTGTGATCACGCCGCTCATGGGTGGGACTATGGCGATGCGGTCAGTGGGCAAGAAGCTGCTGCCGCAGTACCCGGCCGAGTCGGACGAAGGCTACCGGGAACGCCTGCGCCTCTCGACGCTACTGCCGGCGTACTCTGAGACGATCAGCAACATGACTGCCAGGGTGTTCGCTGAGCCCCTGCAGCTTGGCGATGGCGTGCCCGAGGACATCGTCGCGATGGCAACGGACATCGACCGGGCCGGCAATGACCTGAACTCGTGGGCGGTAGAGTTCTTTCGCGAGGGACTGGGGTTCGGCCTCTGCCACGCATTCGTCGATCACCCGTCAGTTGATGGGCTGAAGACGAAGGCCGAGGAGCAGGCCGCCGGCGTCCGCCCATATGTGGTGATGGTGAAGCCATCCCAGGTGCTGGGCTGGCGCTCCAAGGGCGGCGTGCTGACCATGGTCCGCTACCGCGAGGTGGTCGAGGAGGAGGATGGCGAGTTCGGCGCCAAGTGCGTCGAGCAGATCCGCGTTCTGATCCCTGGCGGGTGGCGAACCTACCGCCGCGCAACGTCGAAGGCGGTCTGGGCGCTCCACGAGCAGGGCACCACTAGCTTGGGCCGCATTCCATGGGCGACTTTCTACACCGGGCGCACCGGTTTCATGACGGCCAAGCCGCCGCTGCTGGAGCTGGCCCACCTGAACGTCAAGCACTGGCAGAGCCAAAGCGACCAGGACAACATCCTGCACGTCATCCGCGTGCCGATCTTGGCCCGCATCGGCGTGCAGATGCAGTTCACTGATCAGGGCAAGCCGGTGCCGCCCGAGTTCAAGGTCGGCACCGGGTCTTTGACCGACCTGCCGGCCAGTGGCGACCTGAAGTACGTGGAACACACCGGCAAGGCCGTGGAAGCCGGCCGCACCGCGTTGAAGGACCTGCTCGATGAGATGCGGATGGCCGGCGGCAAGCTGCTCACGCCGGAGAAGGCCGCGACCAAGACCGCGACACAGGCTGAGGAGGAGGCGGCGCAAGAGCTGTCACCCCTGCAGCGGATGTCGAACCATTTTGGCGACTGCCTGGCGCAGCTGCTGCAGTTCATGGCCGAGTACCGCAGCCTCGGCGACGGCGGCACAGTCGAGATGCGTGGCAACTACGACGTTGACTACATGCCAGAGGTTTCTCTGCCGACGCTGGTCTCGATGGCCAATGCCGGCATGATCTCCAAGGAGACGCTGTTCACCGAGATGCAGCGCCGCGGCGTGATCAGCGACGAATACGACTGGGACGATGAGCGGGCGAAGATTGACGCCCAGGGCCCGGCCCTCGGTACGCTGTGATGAAGACGGCCAACCAGAAGCTGCTGAACGAGCTGATCGGGCATGAGGTCGATCTGTCCAGGCTGAGCAACAGCCAGGTGATGACGATCATCAAGATCCTCAACAGCAAGGATGCCGACCTGCGGGCTGCGCTGATCGAGGCGATCGACAACCTCGGCACCGACCTGTCGGCTGCGGCTGTCGATATCGCCCTGTCGGCGGTGCTGAGGATCAACCAGCAAACCTTCATTGAGATCCGCCTGGCCATGGACCAGGTGACCGATGGGCTGATCAGTTACGAGCTGGCGTTCCAGCAGAGCGCGTTGCGGGCCGTTCTCCCGGCTCTGGTGCAGGAGGCATACCCGGTCGTCTCCCCGGCGTTCAGCGCGGTGAAGGCGATCGCCCAGGCCCGACCATTTCAGGGGCGCCTGCTGAGGGAGTGGATGGCCGGCATCGAGTCCAGCCGCGCTGCCACAGTGCGCGACGCTGTGCGCTCGGGCGTTGTCGAGGGGCGCACCACTGCGGATATCGTCCGCACAGTCATGGGCACCAAGGTGCAGCATTACGCCGATGGGTCCCTCCAGAAGGCCAGGCGCGACGTCGAGGCGGTAGTGCGGTCTGCGGTATCCCATACCGCCGAAACGGCCAGCGACGCAGCGTATGAGGCCAACAGCGACATCATCAGCCACGTTGAGTGGCTCAGTACGCTGGACAACCACACATCGAGCGACTGCCGGATCCGCGACCGGCTGCCCTACACCCTGGGCACCTACAAGCCCATCGGCCACACGATCCCGTGGCTGGCCGGGCCTGGCCGTATCCACTTCTGCTGCCGATCTTCCAAGGTTCCGGTGCTCAAGAGCGCCAAGGCCTTGGGCTTCAGCGACGGCGCAACGCGGGCGAGCATGGACGGCCAAGTGCCAGAGTCGACCACCTACGCTGAATGGCTCAGCAAGCAGTCTGCAGCGCGCCAGGACGAGATCCTGGGGCCAGAGCGTGGTCGGCTGATGCGAGAGGGTGGGCTGAAGCTCAGCACGTTCTACAACGACAAGGGAAAGCTCGTCAGTCTTGAACAGCTGCGCAGCCGTTTATCCGGTGCCATATAATCCGCGACTTTTCCGAGTACAGGTATGTCTCAATGAAGGGTGTCGCTGTAGTGGTTGCAGTGTTGGTCGTTGCTGTCTTGTCTGCGCTTGCAGGTCTGACAGCCGGTATCAACCTGAATCCCCAGGCAACGGTTAAGTTTGTTCCGGACTGGGGCAGCTTAGCTGACTGGGTTGCTGGGATTGGGTCGATGGCCGCCGTAGGTGCCACTGTCTACTTTGGCTGGAAGCAAAGGCAGGATTTACTGCCGAGACTCTCCATGGCTGTATCGGGAGCTATCGTTGCCCTTGGTAATGTTCCGATCAATATCTTTGTTTTGAAGCTTTCTAACCCGGGTGCGATACCGATTGAGCTCAAAGGCATTTTTATCAGTTCAGAAGAGAGCAACCAATCGCTCTGGCTGCCCCCAACCATGGTAATTCCGGGAACTGAAACATTGCCGGCAGTGCTATCCCCTGGAAAGGGGATAACCATTCATTTCGACCGCCACGCATTAGCAGCCCTAAAAAAATACGTTGCGGTGCAGTGTGGAGGATCAAGCCAAGGCCTACGGATAACCGCAACTGGCAGTATCCGCGACTTTTCGATTGCTCTTGATCCGGCGATCCCTCAGATTGCCTGATCACATGGTCGTGACGCTGTTCTAGCGTCAGTTTCTTAATTCAGCCTCGCCGCGTGCGGGGCTTTTTTTTGCCTGCGGTTCGGATGAACGGGGCGCAACTGGGGCCGGATGGCTCATCAACTGGCCGGATGGCCCAGAGAGACGAAATGAAACTCAAGACTGTTGAAGTTGATGGCAAGCAGTACGCCATGATCGACGATGGCAAGCCTGTCTACGTCGAGGATGATGGCAAGGAGGTCGCCTTCGATGCCGTGGGTACCCGCAACACCATCACCCGGCTGAATGCCGAGGCCAAGTCGCACCGTGAGCGCGCCGACGGCTTCGAGAAGACCGTCAAGGCGTTCGAAGGCATCGAGGATGCCGCGGCTGCCAAGAAAGCTCTGGAGATCGTCGCCAACCTCGACGCCAAGAAGCTGGTGGATGCCGGCGAGATCGAAAAGGTGAAGGGCGAGATCAGTAAGGCCTTCCAGACCCAGCTCGACGAAGCCAACACCAAGGCGCAGGGCTTCGAGCAGCAGCTGTATGCCGAGAAGATCGGCGGCAGCTTCGCCCGTTCCCAGTTCATCGCCGAGAAGATGGCGGTGCCGGCTGACATGGTCCAGGCCACCTTCGGCAACAGCTTCAAGATCGAGGAAGGCAAGGTCGTCGCCTACGACGCCCAGGGGCAGAAGATCTTCAGCCGCAGTCGCCCGGGTGAGCTGGCCGACTTCAACGAAGCGCTCGAAACCCTCGTCTCGCAGTATCCCCATCGCGACCACATCCTGAAGAGCTCCGGTGCCAATGGCGGCGGCGCCCCGAACGGCGGTGGTGGCAACAAAACCACACAGGGCAATTTCGGCGGCACCAAGGCAGAGCGCCTGGAAGCCATGAAAGGCCTGATCGCAAGCGAATAAGGAGGCCCAATGGCCCTTTCGAACATGAAGGTGTTCAACGAATACCTTCGCCACGCCACCATCGAAACCCTGACCCAGGACGTCGACAAGTTCAACGCCGCCTCGGCTGGATCGATTCGCCTGACCACTCAGGGCATCGACGGTGACTTCCTGCAGGAATCGTTCTGGGCGGGCCTGCACGGCGCTCAGCGTCGCGTTGACCGTTACGCCGCGAACGGCAACCAGGCGGCGACCCCCCTGTCGCAGAAACAGTACGACTCGGTGAAGATCGCCGGTGGCTTTGGCCCGATCCTCTGGGAGCCTGCCCAGCTCTCCTGGGTGCAGAAAAACCCCGAGGAAGCGCTGGAGGTCATCAGCCGCAACCTGTCCGAAGCCATCGTCTCGGACCAGCTGAACACTGCTATTGCCGCCCTGGTTGCAGCCATCGGCAACCAGCCGGGCGCGCTCAACGACGTGTCGGCAACCGCTGGCGTCGACTACATCGCCATCAACGGTGCCCACGCGCTGTTCGGCGACGCTTCGGCACGACTGATCGCCCAGGTTATGACCGGCGCCCAGTACCACGCCCTGATCGGCAAGAACCTGGCCAACAACCAGCAGCTGTTCCAAGCGGGCGGTGTTCTGGTCGTCGATGTGCTGGGTAAGTCGGTCATCGTCACCGACGCCCCGGCGCTGTACGAGGCCGGCACCCCGAACAAGCAGAAGGTGCTCAGCCTGGCAGACGGTGCGGCCATGGTGATGGATGGTTCCGACCTGATCACCAACATCGAGACCTCCAACGGCAAGGAGCGCATCGAGACCACCATGCAGGCCGACTACACCTTCGGCCTGGGCCTCAAGGGCTACACCTGGGACACCGCCAACGGCGGCAAGTCGCCGACCAACTCCGAGCTCTCCACCGGCACCAACTGGGACCTAGTGGCGAACAGCATCAAGGGCTCGGCCGGCGTCATGACCATCGGTGACGCCACCAAGTGACCGGTACCGCGCCCTTCGGGGCGCCTTCCTCAGGAGATCGCCATGAGCGAGAGCATCATCTACGAGCAGCACCCGGTGTCGGCAGAACGCAAGACCTTCCTGCGTCGCAAGGGCTACAAAATCATCGACGCCAAGTTCGCGCCGGAGGGCTACGAGCATCCCGAGCCGATCAAGGAGGGTAAAGCCTCCAAGGCCAGCAAGTCCGCAGCGGAAAAGAAAGCCGCTGAAGAAGCCGAGCAGAAGGCAAAGCTGCAGGCTGCGCTGACCGAGAAGGGCGTCCAGTTCGCGCCTGAAGCCACCCTGGAAGACCTGCAGAAGCTGCTGGACGGGGTCGCGTAATGACGACCTACATCAGCATCGAGCAGGTCGACGCGCTGCTGAGCCAGACCTGGGCGCCGAATGAAAAGAAGGCGCGCGCGGTGCTGATGGCCAACACCTGGCTTACCAACCAGGGCCTACCCGAGTTCGACACGGTTCCAGCCGACGTCGTGCAGGCAGGTGCGGAGGTGGCGGTCGAAGCGGCAGCAGGGAACCTGTTCCAGGCGAAAGAAACAGGCGTGCTGAGCAAGTCCGTGGATGCGGACGGCGTGTCAAGCAGCAAGACCTACTCGGCTACATCCAAGGCCATCAGCGCTGGTGAGTCCTTCGCCTTGGCCCTGCTGGCGCGGTATCTGGGCACCGGCCAGGTCAAAATCGTCAGGGGGTGACATGGGGCTTCGACGCGAGATACAGGCCGAGCTGGCCCGGGCCTTCGATACGGATCTGGCTGACGCAGTGGCCGTGGTCGATGGTAGTCGGTCTGTACCTGGCACCTACGACCCTGAGAAGGGCGGCAGTATGCCGGCGACAACGCTGCACTACACCGGTCGTGGCGTCTTCGGTCAGTACAAGGCCCGGGAGATCGACGGCACGCGCATCCTGGCGTCAGACGTGCGCCTCAAGGCGCTGCAGAACGAGCTGCTCGTGAAGGACGGCGATGTGGTCACAGACGTCCCTGGCATCCCCACCATTGGCGATCGCCTCAGCGGCTACCGAGTCATGAACGTCGGACAGGATGCGGCCAAGGCCACCTGGACCATCCAGCTGAGGAAGTAAACATGGCCCGCGGCTCACACATGACCAGCCGCTACGGCGGCCTGGACGGCAGCTTTGCTGCGCAGTTGGAGCAGTTCGCAGACGCCGCCAAGGAGGCGATGGACCTGACCTTTCGAGAGGTCGTCATCATGGTCGGCCGCAAGCTGGTGACCATGTCGCCGGTCGGTAACCCGGATCTCTGGAAAGTGAACGTCGAGGCCCAGGGCAGCGCGGCTGAGCAGATAGCGGCTTACAACGCCAAGGCGGCGGTCATCAATGCCGGCATCACGTCCGACCAGGCCAACTACACCAAAAGCGGCAACCTGAAAGGCGGCCTGCGATTGCGAAAGCCCCTGACCAAGCGCGAGCAGCGCGAGAACTTCGGGTTCGGCGTCCGGAGGGTTGGCCAGGGCTACGTGGGCGGCCGCTTCCGCAGTAACTGGCAGCTCACCACCGGTGCTCCAGCCGCAGGCGAGATCGAGGACATCGAGAGCGCCGGCGATACGCTGGACAGGCTTCTCGTGGCTGCCGGTGATCTCTCCGCCGGTGAGGTCGCCTACATCGTCAACAACCTGCCGTATGCCATCCCTCTGGAGTACGGCCACAGCTCACAGGCGCCTGGCGGCATGGTGCGAGTCACCGTTGCCGACTTCCAGGGCATCGTCGAAGAAGCCATCAGGACCCACCGAGCATGAGCCACGCAAGAGTACGACAGGCCATCGAGCTCAGGCTGATGGCCTGGGCCACAGCGCGCCCGATCCGGGTCGCGAACTTCGAGCAGGGTTTCGAGGCCGGGCCCGACGAAACCTACCTGCAGGCCTTCCAGCTACCGGCGGGCACCACTTGCCGCTACCTGGGCAGCGATGCCTACGAGTACACCGGCGTCTACCAGGTGAGCATCGTTTGCCCGGCGGGCCAGCCACTGGCAACAGCCGAGACTCTGGTCGGGGAGCTTTCGAACCTCTTCAAAGTGGACTCGGAACTCAGCCGCAAAGGCTTCGAGGGCTTGGTCACCGAACCTGTTGACCAGGGCCCAACCATCACCGAGTCGGCGACCTACACGGTCCCGACCAGCTTCACCTACCGCGGCGTCGCGGACCAACCGCCCGATGGGGCATAACCAACCGCCGCCCGGCGGGCTTTCAAGAGGAAATACACCATGGCCGCACGCTTCCCGCTGCCGAACGGCTCTGTGCTGGAAATCGCCAGCGTTCTCGCCGCTGCCGTTGCCTTCACCGCCCTGACCAACGCTGCTCCTCCCGTGGCCACCGCTGCGGGCCACAACATCAAAAATGGCGACGTCCTGGTTGTCAGCTCCGGTTGGTCGCTTGTCAACGACCGCGCTGTCCGCGCAGCCAGTGTTGCCACTGACAAGTTCTCGATGGCCGGCCTGAACACCACCAACGCCGACAAGTACACCGCCGGCGCAGGTGTCGGCTCTGTTATCCCTGTGACCAATTGGGCTCAGATCTCGAAGGTGACCGCCTTCACCTCTTCCGGCGGCGAGCAGCAGTACCTCACCGTTGGTTACCTGGAGGACGATGACGATCGCCAGTTTCCCACCAACCGCAACCCCATCACTTTGTCGATCACTGTCGAAGATCAGCCAGCCGCTGCTTACGTGGGTCTGGTTGAAGCCTACGGTGATAGCAAAGAGCTGACGGTCGTCCGCCTCAAGCTGCCCAACGGCGACCAGATTCTCTATCCGGGCTACGTGAGCATCACCACCACCCCGACCATGGAGCGCAACAACCTGATGACCCGAACCATCAGCATCGCGCTCTCGGGCCGTCCGGTCCGTTACCTGGCCGGCGCGTAAGGAGCACTCATGGCGAAGATTAAGATTGCCCAGAACCCGACGTTCACCGCCGAGGTTCATGTGCCGCGTATCGGCGGCGATCCGGTGCCCGTGGCGTTCCAGTTTCGCTACATGGACCGCGTGACGCTGGCCGGCATGTTTGACCGCTGGAACAAAGCGCGCGACGCCTGGGCAGAGAAGGCCAAGGCCGACAACGCCACTTGGGAAGAGGTGACCGCCGGCGAGATCGCTCTGCAGGCTGAGCAACTGGGGGAAATCGTCACAGGATGGGACTTGGAGGACAAGTTCAGCCAGAAAGCGATCCTCGAGTTGGTCCGTACCTGCACGGGGGCGCCAAAGGCCGTCATCGACGCCTTCCAGGCTGCTTACAGCCCGGCCCGATTGGGAAACTGAGGGCGGCGGCCCGGGCATGCTACGAGCGCGGGCCATCCGCTGAGCAATTGGCGGCGCTGGGGCTGACCCTGGATGACATCGAGGAGGAAGTGGTAGAGGTCTGGCCAGATGCGTGGGCAGCCTTTCGCCTGTTCGATGCCCTGGGTACGCAGTGGCGGGTGGCTTCTGGAGGCCCGTCTGGCCTGGACTACACCGCCATACCCGCAACTGCCTCAATGCTCGGCATCAAGCGCCGCGACCTCACCGACATTTTCCTCGATCTCCGCGTCATGGAGGTTGAGGCCTTGGCCGTCATGGCCGAATCGATGGAGTAGATCATGACCACCATTGCCTCTCTCGGCCTTCAGATCGACTCGGGTGATGCCGTCGAGGCCAAGGACAACCTTGACCAGCTGACGGATGCTGGCAAGCGCAGCGAGGAGTCGGCCAGCAAGACCGGTCGTGCCTGGGAGACCGCCCTGGGAAGCCTTCAGGGTGACACCCGGCAAATCGTGCAAGAGCTGCAGACGCTCAACGCCAAGCAGGCCGAGCTGGCACAGCAGATGGCAACTGTGGGCCGCGCTGTCACCAGTGCCTCTACGGCTTTCAGCAGCGCCGCGGCGAACATGGGGGCGTTCAGGAACGAGGCCGCGCAGGCGGGCAAGGTGCAGGAGGCGCTCACCAGCGCCACGGACGCTGGCGCCCAGGCTGGCCGGCGCGCTGCCGAGTCCGCCGACGAGCAGCAAGCCAGAATCTTGGCTGTGGCCAAGGCCTCGCTGGAGGCCAGCCAGTACATGCAGTCGCTGAACCGAGCGACTGAGCAGAGTGCCGAGGTCACCGCCCAGGCGAACGCAGTGCTGTCGGACAGTGCCAGCCGCCAGGCCTCCATCAACAGCCGGGCCCAGGCCCTCATCGCAACGGAGGAGCGCCAGGCGGAGGCGGCGAAGAAGGCCGCCGGCGCTCACCGGGAAGAGGGCCAGGCGCTCGAGGAACTGCTGGGCAAGATCGACCCGACCGTCGCGGCTATGAGCCGGCTGGACCAGATGGAGCAGAAGCTGAAGGGCTTCCGCACCAGTGGCGCGCTCGATGCAGAGACCTTCGGCGAGTACCAGGCGAAGATCGATCAGGCGCGAACGGCTCTAGGCGGCGCAGATGTTGCCCTGAACAAGACCGGGATGTCGGCCAAGGCCACGGCTGCAGCATTACGCGGCGTGCCGGCGCAGTTCACCGACATCGTGGTGTCCTTGCAGGGCGGACAGGCGCCGCTCACCGTGCTGTTGCAGCAGGGCGGGCAGCTCAAGGACATGTTCGGGGGAGTGGGCCCGGCCGTGAAGGCCCTGGGCGGCTACGTCATGGGCCTGGTGAACCCGTTCACTGTCGCCGCAGCTGCCGTTGGCGTGCTGGGCTATGCCTACTACAAGGGCAGTGAAGAGGCAGTAGGCTTCCAGAAGGCCTTGATCACCACCGGCAACGCGGCAGGCACTACTGCTGAACGGTTATCTGTGATGGCTGCTCAGGTATCGGCCACGGTGGGGACCACCGGCGCCGCTGCTGAGGTGCTGACTCAGCTGGCCGGTAGCGGAAAGGTTGCCGCCGGAAGCTTTGTCGAGATCACCGAGGCTGCGCTTGAATGGCGGGATGCTACAGGCCGCGCAGTGGAGGAGACCGTCGCAGAGTTTGTAAAGATCGGCAGGGACCCGGTCGCAGCGGCCAAGGAGCTGAACGAGCAATACAACTTCCTGACCGCCTCGACGTACTCGCAGATCGTCGCACTGAAGGAGCAAGGCGACACCATCGGCGCCGCCAAGCTGCTCACCGATACCTACGCGGACACCATCAAGGACCGTTCGGGGCAAATCACAGAAAACCTTGGACTGATTGAGAAGGCTTGGAAAGGAATCAAGGCTGCAGCAGCTGGAGCGCTCGACGCGACGTACAGCGTCGGCAGAGAAGTGACTCTGGCCCAGCAAATCGAGGCACTTGAGCGAAAGCTGGCGGACCCGCAATCCTACAGCGCGATCCCAATAATGGGTGACGACAATCCGAACCTGATGGAGCGCGGCAGAACTCGAGAGGAGGACGAAGAGCGGCTTCGTACCTTGCAGCTCTACCGCAAGGAACAAGAGGGCATTGCAAAATCGAAAGCGGACGAGGCGCGCAGCCAGCAGGCCGCAATCGTCGCAACGGACAAAGTAGACGCCTTGGAAAAGGCCGCTTGGACGAACGCTGAGAAGCGCGCAGAAAAACTGAAGGAATACCGGAAGTCGCTCGACGCCATCCGGCTAAAGAACCCCGATGATGAGAGGTTGAAGCCGGAGCGAGTCGCGCGGGTCGAAGCCGATATCGCTAAGCAGTTCAAGGATCCGGCCGGCCGCACAGGGGCGATTGACCTCTCCGGGTTCAACGACCAGAAGAACGCGCTGAATGCCATCCTGGCCGAGTACAAGAATCACCAGAAGGAGCTGGACGCGGCACAGAAGGCCGGTCTGATCTCGCAAGAGTCGTACGCAGCCCAGCGGGCCGCAATCCTTGAGCAGCAAAAGGCCGAGATCACGAATGCCTACGAGGCAGAGATCAAGGCGCTGGAAGAGGCCAAGGGGCGAAGCAGCACCAGCGCCCAACAGCGCATTCAGCTGGACCAGAAGATCGCCGATGCCAGAGCCAGCATGGTCAAGGCCCAGAAGGACGCCGACACCGAACTTGCGGTGCTGGCAACCAATGAGGAGGGGCGGCTGGCCAAGCAGGCCAGGGCAGTGCAGACCTACACCGATGCCCTTGACCAGCAGGTCCTGGCGCTTAGGCTGCAGGGGCAGCGTTCCGCTGACGGCCTTGGGCTCGGCGATCGACAGCGCGGCTTGCAGGATCAGCAGAACGGCATCACCGATCGAATGAACCAGCAGCGGTTGGACCTGGCCAACCAGTACGGTGACGGCTCCCGCGGCATGAGCCTCGATGAGTACAACCAGAAGCTGGCAGCCCTGAGCAAGACAGAGAAGGACCTGCAGGAAACCACCATTGCCAACTACGACCAGATGACGGCCGCCCAGGGCGACTGGCGCAAAGGGGCATCGTCGGCCTTCCAGAACTACCTGGAGCAGGCCCGGGATGTCGCCGGGCAGACGCGATCCCTGTTCACGAACGCCTTCAGCTCGATGGAAGATGCGATCGTGAACTTCGCCATGACGGGCAAGTTTTCGTTTGCCGACTTCACCAAGTCGATCCTCGCCGACATGGTGAGAATCGAGACGCAGCGAGCGGCTTCGGGGTTGTTTAGCAGTTTGGCGAGCTTGGGAGTCAGTGCGGCATCAGCATGGTTCGGGGGCGGAGCTTCTTCTGCTGGCTCTACCCAGGCTGGCTACAGCCCGGAGATCATCGACGCCTGGGCGGCTGCCCGCCAGGCCGACGGCGGCGCTTGGAGCAATGGCGTTCAGCTGTTCGCAAATGGCGGCGCCTTCACCAACACAATCGTCAGCACACCCACGGCATTCGGCATGGCCGGCGGCAAGATTGGCGTGATGGGCGAGGCCGGCGACGAGGCAATCATGCCGCTGACCAGGACATCTGGCGGTCAGCTGGGTGTGATGGCGGTCGGCGGCGGTAGCGGGGGAACGGCGATCAGCGTGTCCGCGCCGGTTAGCATGGTGGTGGAGGACAGGAGTAGCGAGGGCATGCAACTCGATCAAGCGCTGCTCCAGCAGAACATGCAAAAGCAAATGCAGATGGCTGCCGAGAAAGCGGTGGCTGACTCGTGGCGTCCAGGTGGCGTCAGCCATCGCAATACCAGCGGGAGGCGCTGATGGCCATCGAAAAATTCAGCTGGCCAACCCAGCGCGGGGAAACGCCGGAGATCAGCTACCGAACCCGCGAGTCGCGCTTCGGCGGGGGGTACCGACAGGTCGTTGGCGACGGACCCAACAACAAGGAAGACAGCTACCCCATCACGGTTACCGGCACGAAGGCCCAGGTTCGCAAGATCATGGAGTTCTTTGACCGGCATGGCGGTGCCAAAGCTTTCTTGTGGTCCACCCCGCTCGGCGATTTAGGCCTGTTTACCTGCAAAGATCCCAAGCCCACCCCGGTTGGTGGCGGTCGCTTCAAAATTGCCGCCACCTTTGAGCGGGCCTTTCATCCATAAGGAACCGGCATGTCACTGATCAAGGACATCCAGACCCTGGAGCCTGGCAGCGAGGTGCTGCTGTTCGAGCTCGACGGTTCGGACTTCGGCGCCGACACCCTGCGCTTCCATGGCCACGCCATTCCCCATTCACCCGAGGAGTTGCGAGCAGCCGGCGCCAATGCCGACCAGCTGCCGGCCAAGTCGATCTGGTGGCAGGGCAATGAGTACGGCGCCTGGCCCATGCAAATCGATGGCATCAAAGCGAACTCGGATGGTACCGCCGTGCGGCCCACGCTGACCGTGGGCAACGTCAACGGCCGAATCACCGCCCTGTGCCTGGCCTTCGACAACCTGCTCGAGTTCAAGCTGACCATGCGTCACACCATGGCTCGCTATCTGGATGCGGTGAATTTCCCGGCAGGCAACCCCGAGGCCGATCCGACCGAGGAGGCGATTGAGGTCTGGTACATCGACCAGAAGGTCTCGGAGAACGGCACTACGGTTTCTTGGGAGCTGGCCAGCCCTGGCGACGTGGGCGGGGAGACTATCGGCCGCCAGATGACGCAGCTATGCCACTGGGCAATGACTGCCGGCTACCGCGGCCCGAATTGCGGCTACACAGGCCCCTATTACGATTTGGACGGCAAACCCACGGATGATCCGGCCAAGGACCAATGCAACGGCTGCCTCGACTCAGGCTGTACCGTTCGCTTCGGCCAGGGTAACCAGCTGCCCTTTGGTGGATTCCCAGCTGTTTCCCTCATTGCACGGAGCTGACCATGCGAAAACACATCCTGGCCGCCGTGCAAGCGCACGCTGCGGCGGAATACCCGCGGGAGTGCTGCGGGCTGCTCATCGCTGCGGGGCGCACTCAGCGGTACTTCCCGTGTGACAACACCGCTGTGGATCCTGCAGAGGAATTTCGCATCTCGCCGGAGCAGTACGCCGCGGCTGAAGACCAGGGCGAGGTGATCGGCATCGTGCACTCGCATCCAGATGCCACCAGCAGGCCGTCAGCTCGTGACCTGGCCATGTGCGAGGCCACCGGGCTGCCCTGGTACATCCTGTCGTGGCCGGAGGGTGACCTGCGCACCGTCACGCCCACCGGTCACGCTCCGCTCCTCGGGCGGCCGTTTGTGCACGGCGCTTGGGACTGCTGGCAGGTCTGCGCTGACTGGTACAAACGGGAGTGGGACCTGGATTTCCCGGCCTATACCCGGAAAGAGGGCTGGTGGGAGCAGGCCGACGGCCCGAGTCTCTACGAGCAGGCCTATGAGGCAGCCGGTTTCTACCAGGTCAGCCAGCCACAACGCGGTGACATGATCGTCATGGCCGTGGGCCGCACGGCTCACCCGAACCACGCCGGCATTTACCTCGGCGCTGACGCTCGGCTGCCGGAGGAATCGGCGGAGGTCTTCGGACCTGGCCCGTTCATGCTGCACCACCTGCTGGGGCGACCATCAGAAATCGTTGTCTTCGGCGGGCCATGGCTCGATCGAGCGCGGCTGGTGCTGCGTTACCGCGGCGCCAGGTGATACATTCCGTCTTTTCAAGGAGTGATGCCATGCGCGTAATGGTCACGATACTGAGCTTCGTGCTCTTGGGCGGATGCGCTTCGATGAATGAGAAACGGGCTGCTGGGCCGGCCTTTACCGCCAACAGTTCGAAACCCGTAGACAAAGTCGCAGAGTGTGTCTTGTTTGCCTGGCAGAACCAGTCTTTGATGGGGGCTCATTACGCTGCGGCATTGCAGCCATTGGCTGGTGGAGGGAACACAGTCATCAGCGCAGGAGAGGTCGAGTTCGCGGACTTTGATGCTGCGAATGGCAAAACGCAGGTGCGTCTCTACTTCCAAACTGGCTTGATGGACTGGAGGAAAAAACGACGAATTGAGGCGGTTGAGAGCTGCCTTTGATCAAACCGCCTTCGGGCGGTTTTTTATTTTCCGGAGGCATGCATGTCTGATTCAGCAATCCACTACACCGCCATGACAACCATTAAGTTGTCAGGCTCCTTGGCTCAGAAGTTTGGTCGCACCCATCGCCGGCAGCTGGATACTGGCGATATATGGGAGGCATTCCAGGCGTTGAAGGCCACCTTGGTTGGATTCGAAGACGAAATCCGCCGCCTTGATGGCTTGGGCCTGCGGTTCGCGGTATTCCGGAATCGACTGAATGTCGGGGCGGATGCGTTTGACCGCGGTGGTGTTCGAGAGCTGCGTATTGTCCCTGTGATCGGCGGGAGCAAGCGCGGCGGCTTACTGCAAACCGTTGTTGGAATAGCCCTCATTGCCGCTGCAACATTCGCGACTGGCGGGCTAGGTGCGGCCTTCGCTGCTGGCGCTGGTGGTTGGGGAGTTGCAGCTGCGGTGGGCGCCTCGATGGCCATCGGCGGCGTGATTCAGCTCCTCAGTCCCCAAGCCCAAGGCCTGTCACTGAGCGCTGAGGCTGAAAACAAGCCGTCCTATGCATTTGGCAGTGCGAGGAACACCACAGCCAGCGGCAACCCCGTTCCGATCTGCATCGGCGATCGACGCTGGGGTGGGGCGATTATCTCCGCCTCGATTGAGGCGCAGGACAAGGCATAGCGCCAAAAGAATGCATAGACCGCCAGCTGGCGGTTTTTTTTCGCCCGGAGGAAAGCATGGGCCCTGTAGATCACCTGGAAATCACCGGCGCCAAGGGCGGCGACAGCAAGCCGAAAACTCCGGTCGAGGCACCGGACAGCCTGCAGTCGACGAACATCGCCAAGATCCTGCTGGCTGTGGGTGAGGGCGAATTCGACGGTACGCCAACCGACCGTGACATCTACCTCGACAATACGCCGATCATGGACGCCAGCGGCAACGTGAATTTCCCAGGTGTGAAGTGGGAGTGGCGCCCAGGCTCCGTCGAGCAGGAGTACATCCAGGGCATTCCCTCCGTCGAGAACGAGACCAACATCAATGTGGAGCTGCGCAGCGACAACCCGTTCACCCGTGCCCTGAGTAACACCCAGCTCTCGGCCGTGCGCGTGCGCATGACTTGGCCGCGCCTGGCGCAGCAGGACAGCAACGGCAACACCAACGGCTACCGCATTGAGTACGCGATCGATATCGCCACCGACGGCGGTGCTTATGTAGAGGCGCACCTCGGCGCCGTGGACGGCAAAACCACCAATGGCTACCAGCGCTCCGTGCGTGTGAACCTGCCCAAGGCGACCTCCGGCTGGATGCTGCGTGTGCGCCGGATTACCCCAAACGCCAACAGCGGCACAATCGCCGACACGATGACCATCGCTGGCTACACCGAGATCATCGACCAGAAACTGCGCTACCCGAACACCGCGCTGCTGTACATCGAGTTCGACGCCCAGCAGTTCCAGAACATCCCGGCCGTAACCGTGAAGTGCAAGGCCAAGCGTTGGCCGGTGCCGACCAACTACGACCCGGTAGCCCGTACCTACACCGGAGTGTGGGACGGCACCTTCAAGCAGGCATGGACCAATAACCCAGCATTCGTGACCTACGGCCTCTGCGTCGAGGATCGTTTCGGCCTGGGCAAGCGCATCAAGTCGTGGATGGTCGACAAGTGGGAGATGTACCGCATCGCCCAGTACTGCGACCAGCTGGTGCCGGATGGCGTGGGTGGTCAAGAGCCGCGCTATCTGTGCGACATGAACCTGCAGGGCCGCTCCGAGGCCTGGACGCTGCTGCGTGACTTGGCGGCCATCTACCGGGGCATGGTGTACTGGGCCCACGGATCGCTGTTCATGCAGGCGGATATGCCGCGCGCCCAGGACATCGACTATGTGTTTACTCGGGCAAACGTGATCGACGGTGACTTCGTCTACGGCGGCGCCGAACGCAACACGCACTACAGCCGCGCCCTGGTCAGCTACGACAACCCGGCCAACAACTACGACACCGACGTCATTCCGGTGACCGACCTGTCGCTCCAGCGCCGGTACCGCGATCGCCCAATCGAGCTGTCGGCGATTGGCTGCACCCGCGCCTCCGAGGCCCAACGCCGCGGTAAGTGGGCGCTGTTGAGCAACAGCCAGGACCGCACCGTCACCTTCAAGACCGGCATGGAGGGTCGCATTCCGCTGCCGGGCTACGTCATTCCTGTGGCTGATGAACTGGTTGCCGGGCGGCCGAACGGTGGCCGGATCGCCTCCGCAGCCGGCCGCGTGGTGACCCTGGACCGTGACACGCCGATCAAGGCCGGTGATCGCCTGATCTTGAACCTGCCGAATGGGACTGCTCAGGCGCGCACCGTGCAATCGGTAGCTGGGCGCGCGGTCACGGTGACTACCGATTACGGGGTCCAGCCTGAACCTGAGCTGCAGTGGGCAATCGACTACGACGACCTGGCGGTGCAGTTGTTCCGCGTGCTGAAAACGACGCGCACCCAGGAGGGCGAGTACGAGATCACCGCGCTCGAGTTCAATCCGAGCAAGTTTGCAGCGATCGATACCGGTGCCAAGCTGGACGAGCGCCCGATTAGCGTCATCCCGGTGACCACCGTGCAGCCGCCAGCGAGCGTGACGCTGTCGTCTAACCACATGATTGATCAAGGTATCGCGGTCAGTACCATGACCATCGCCTGGCCGGCAGTGGAGGGTGCCGTTGCTTACGATGTTGAATGGCGCAAGGACAACGGCAACTGGATTCGTCTGCAACGCACCGGCGCTGCTTCGGTTGATGTGGTAGGAATCTACGCCGGCGCTTACCTGGCTCGGGTACGGGCGGTCAGTAGCTTCGACATCACGTCGATCTGGAAAAGCTCGAATCTGACTCAGCTGAATGGCAAGGAAGGCCTGCCGCCGGCCGTTACGTTCCTGGATACCGAAAGTCTGCTGTTTGGCATCGGCATCAAGTGGGGCTTTCCAGCGGGCGCCGAGGACACCCAGCGAACGGAGCTGTGGTACAGCGAAGGCACCGATCTGGGCTTGGCCACCAAGCTGGCCGACCTGGCTTATCCGCAGAACGAGCACGTCATGCAGGGCCTGCGCGCCGGGCAGCGTTTCTTCTTCTGGGCGCGCCTGGTGGATCGCACCGGCAACCTCGGCCCGTTCTTCCCGGAGGCCCCGGCAGTGGTTGCCGGAATGGCGAGCGCTGATGCTGGCGCGATCCTCGAGCAGATCAAGGATCAGATCACCGAGAGTGAACTGGGCCAGGAGCTTACCAGCCGAATCGACCTGATAGACAAGAATGGCCCTGGGTCGGTGAACGATCGGATAGGGACGGCCAAGACCGAACTGGCCCAGCAGATCAGTGAGGTGAACAACGCCCTCAACACCACCAAAGGCAACTTGCAGCAGCACATCACCGCTGTGAGCGCTGATGTGTCGGCTGCCAAGGCCGACCTGCAGCAGCAGATCGCCAACGTCTCGGCCTTGGCCGGCTCGTTGCCGTACCGGAAAGACAAGGCCTACAGCGTCGGGCAAAGCGCCCTGGGTAGTGATGGCAAGTTGTACCAGGCCCTGAAAACCGTGCCGCTGAACACGCCGCCGCCGAACACCGCCTACTGGACCGATGTTGGCCAGGCGGTGGTGACTGCCAACGGCATGGCCGCGCGCGTCCAGACCATGGAAACCAAAGTCGAAACCCTGGAGGGCGCCACCTCAGCCCAGGCCCAGCAGATCTCGGGCCTGCAGTCGAGCCTTACCACCACCAACGGCAACGTGTCGGCTGCCCAGCAGGCTGCGCAGGATGCGGCCACGCTGGCGGGCGGGAAGGGCAAGGTCATTGTTCAGTCGGCTGCGCCTGCCGTCGCCGACCGTCTGGCTCAGAACCTTTGGATCGACACCACCAGCAATGCCAACACGCCGAAGAGGTGGAGTGGCACCGCCTGGGTCGCTGTTACTGACAAGGTTGCAACCGATGCTGCCGCAGCTGCCGCCGGCGCATTNACCGCCTGGGTCGCTGTTACTGACAAGGTTGCAACCGATGCTGCCGCAGCTGCCGCCGGCGCATTGGCCTTGGCCCAGACTAAGGCCGACGCCACGGTAGTCAGCAGCCTGACCACCCGGGTCAGCGATGCCGAGGGCAAGCTCACGTCGCAAGCCACCCGCATGGACGGCATGCAGACCAGCATCGACGGCAAGGCCAGTTCGCAGGCGCTGCAGCAGGTCACGAGCCGTGTGACGGCGACCGAGGACAAGGATAAGGCCCAAGATCAGCTCATCAGCTCGCAAAGCCAGGCGCTCACCTCGCTGACTGACAGCGTGAGCAAGAAGGCGGATGCTTCGGCTGTCCAGTCCCTGGGTAACCGAGTGGAGGCTGCTGAAGGGGCACTGAGCAGCCAGAGCACTGATATCACTCAGCTGAAAAACAGCGTAGGCGCTGCCCAGCCATTCGTTGCTGGCCGTGCCTGGGAGTTCACCGGCTCGACAAGGGGTTGGGTGGCGACCGCGACAAATGGGACGATTACTGCGGGCCCGCTGTTTGCTACCGTGACTGCAAACCCGAACCTTCAGTGCAATTTCACCCCAGTCGTTGCAGGCGCAGAGAACCCTTATCTGCGGATCAGGCTACGGCGGCGTAATACCAGCCGGGCGGGTGCCCAGATGTACTGGCCAACGAAGACGGCGGATTGGCCGAGGCAAGGCGCTTTGG